ATTAGCTTTCATTGCATAGCATAAAAAACACACTGAACCAGGAATGCCCCGCAGCTTTTCCCCGGTCTTACATTCCAGCGCGCTCAGGCCGTAAGTGTGACCAGGCATTTTTCTATTGGAATTACTAATTCCGCCGCCGGTCAATTGTTTAGCTTTTTTTATTGTGTACATTTTTTTCACTTTCTTATTGTTAAATGTTTTATTATCCTTTATAGTCTTTTATATATTAATCAAGTAGAAAGGAATAAAAAAATGTTAAAAAATCATGCAGCCATAAGCAGCAAGGGTTCAATAGTTGAATTCAAATTGCATACAGAGGCGGCCCTGGACTGGTGGCAAAAAAACGTTGTGTTTGATGATTGGTCCAGGTCAATAGTTGATGAGCGTTGCTTTTATGTTGAGCATAGATATGCTCAGGACATTTATGAAGGAATGCTAGAAGATTTATAAATTATGAAGCGGGCCCCGGTAAGCGGGGCGCGCTAAACGTTAACAAAGAAAAAATATGATATTAAGAGAATTATTAAAAGTTGAAAATACCCTGGATAATCTAGGCAAACCTGAAAGCGAGCAGCGCGGTATACCTTGTGATATGCACGATCAGGCGCTAAACTTACACAAATCGAGAAGTAAGGAAAAGGAAATAAACTTATTAGATATGCATTTGATTCATTTAATCAGGGCGTATAATAGAGCCCTGGACGAGCAGCACGATTATGAAGGCTGGGATGAAGCGTATACTAAAGGTTGGAATGAAGCGTTAAACTCTTTGAAACGCTAAACGTAAACAAAACGGATACAGAGCGTGATAGTAATAAAAAATGATAGTAGCAAGGGGGCATAAGCCCCCCTACTCTATTTAGATGTTAAGCCACCATTATCGAAAGTTAATAAATGCGTTTCGCCTTGAGTATCCATTGACCCGCCTTCCGCTAAGTCTTCTCTAACTCGATACACAATCATTTCTATATCATCTTTGGATAGCTTTTTCATGGGACGCTCGTTTGCGTCCCATGTTTTTATTTTTATATCAAAGTATGTCATCATAAGAAAAATGTCGGTATCGTCATCACGATACAGAATACTCCGATAAGAATAATTAATATTGCTTGTGTTTTTTCATTCCACATTTTTAAAACCTAGCCTTTCAAAAAATTTATTAATTCTTTCGTCTAGTAATTCACGGCTGTACACATATGCGCCTTGAATTTTGCCTTTATCGCGCAAGGTGTAAGTTTCAACAACTTGCGTTAATAAAATCAGTGCTTGCTCTTTTTCCGCTTGCACCTTCTCTAGTTTAGTCATAGTCGTTTCCTTTCTAGTTAAGTAATGAAGGGGCGTAATAACGCCCCCCCTACCCAACCGACAGGTATTAGTTTATGTCGGTAAAGATTTCGTCATTCTCAAAGTTATCTTTGATATCTTCGATAATGAGCCTTGCGTCTCTCTTGGACATTGGAAGAGAATAAATATCTCTTCGAGTGCCAAGTCTATCTAGAAGCCCTTTGACCTCCAGATTTCTTAACGCTGTATTGATATAACCAAGCTGTTTGTAAGTAGCTTGTTCGTCATTATTTTTCATAATGATTTCCTTTATCAATGATTTAAGGGGCCAGCTTATCTGGCCCCTTGTAAAAGATTAACCCAAAGCCTTGGCAATAGCCTTATGGTAATGCCTAGCTTCGAAGCCGCGACCCAAAGAGCTTAGACCGTCTTCGTACTCTTTACTATTTGGGTTTAACATCCAAGCCATATGCTTAAGGATTTGTAGGTTATAAACACCGTCAAGGTATTCTAACCTTTCGCCCTGTGCGTTAAAAATCATCCCCTTAGGGTTATCCTTAGAAGAATGATGACGAGTAACGAACTCATCAACATATCCTTCTGGAAGACCAAGATCATTAACATAATAATCTTTGTCCTCGATAGCGTGACCGCTATCAGATAAATCCTTGAAATTCTTTTTAAGGGCTTCTAATACAAGTTCTTTGTATTTCATATTGAACTCCTTAAAGAGTTTAAGGGGCGAGCTCATCTCGCCCCTCTTGATAGAATTACGACTCAATCGTGATCGTAGCGTTGTTAATCGCATCGCTAATCCAATCACGGATATCGTCCTCAGAGAAATCGTCAATGCGATCCTCTAAGTCAGTTACCCTATCGAGAAGAGAAGCAGTGTCGCTCTTCCTCTCTTCAAGCTTCTGAGCCAGTAGCTCAGCAAGCTTATTGAGTACCTGATCGATATCTAGATTATTGCTTTCGCTCATCTGAGTACCTTTCAATCGGTTGTTGTATTCAACCTTGGTAGATCTGTATCCTCGTCCCCTACTGTTGTTTCGGAGTGTCGAGGTTGTCAGACCATTTGCCCAACCAAGCTTGAATATAATTATACCAGTACATGTAAAAGATTATCTTTTATATAGTTCATTTATCTTTTATTACGAATAATGTGGATAAGTTTTTAGAGCTAGCCAGAATGAAATAACTGACTAGCTCACAGGAGTTGCATACTTGCAATATGTATACGTGGGATTGAACCCTCTTGTTAAATCTTTTTTTAAATAATTTTCGTATCTTATCCGTTGCCCTATCCTTTTCACGTGAAAAGAAAAGAGCAGGGAGGATAGGTCAGCTCTCTTCCTCCTCTTGCCTTCTCCCTTTTGAGTCCCAGCCTATTCCCAAAATCCGAAATGTTTTTTTAAGACCCCCCGCCCCCCTTTTTAGGCCCCGTAGTTTTGTGGCGACAGTCCTATAGTCTGTTTTACAAATACAGAGAGTATGATAATGTTACGGAATGAATAAACCATCAGCTGAAGAATTAAAGCTGTTGCTCCGTGAACAGGAATTAAAATTACAAGCAGCAGCTCAAGATAACTTTTTAAATTTTGTTAGGGTAATGTGGCCAGATTTTGTCAAAGGCCCCCACCACTCAAAAACGGCCGCCAAGCTTCAAGAACTAGCGGACGGTAAAATAAAAAGATTAATTGTAAATATGCCACCAAGACATACAAAGTCAGAGTTTGCATCATTCTTGTTTCCTGCTTTCATGATGGGAATGAATCCTAAATTAAAAATTATACAAACAACACACACCGCGGAACTCGCTTACCGGTTCGGTCGTAAGGTTAGAAACTTAATGGGAACTGGAGAATATAAAAATGTTTTTGAAAATGTAAACTTAAGTGCAGACAGTAAAGCAGCGGGACGTTGGGAAACAAACTATGGTGGAGAATATTTTGCTGCGGGTGTTGGTGGTGCAATCACGGGCCGTGGTGCGGATCTCTTGATTATCGATGATCCTCATTCGGAACAAGATGCACTGTCCGAGACAGCAATGGATAGTGCGTATGAGTGGTATACCTCTGGTCCTAGACAACGTTTACAGCCAGGAGGTAGAATTCTTATTGTTATGACACGTTGGTCTACGAAAGATTTGACTGGTCAGTTGATGAAAGCACAAACAGAACCAAAAGCAGATCAATGGGAAGTTGTAGAGTTTCCTGCTATTTTACCAAGCAATGAGCCAATCTGGCCACAGTATTGGAAATTAGAAGAATTGGAAAGTGTTAAGGCTTCTTTGACAGAGCAGAAGTGGCAAGCACAGTGGCAACAAAATCCTGTTTCAGAAGAAGGTTCCATTATTAAAAGAGAGTGGTGGAAGATTTGGGAAGAAGAGGACCCGCCTGAAATGGTACACATCATACAAAGTTATGATACCGCCTACAGCAAAAAAGAGACCGCCGACTTTTCAGCAATATCAACCTGGGGAATATTTTATCCAAAAAATTCTTATAAGCCTAGTGCAATACTAATGGATTGTAAAAAAGGCAGATGGGATTTTCCTGAATTAAAAAAAACAGCGATGGAAGAATATAAATATTGGGACCCTGAAACTGTATTGATTGAAGCAAAAGCAAGTGGTATGCCACTAACAGATGAGCTACGTGCAATGGGAATTCCTGTTGTTAACTTTACACCGAGCAAAGGAAATGATAAACACGTTAGAGTCAATTCTGTTGCACCTTTATTTGAAGCTGGCATGGTATGGCGTCCAGATGAAAGATGGGCAGAAGAGATGGTGGAGGAGTGTGCAGCTTTTCCATTTGGGGAACATGATGATTTAGTAGACAGCATGACCCAAGCTATGTTAAGGTTCCGCCAAGGTAATTTTGTGGTGCACCCAGAAGATTATGAACCGGAGCAATTAGCAATAGGAATGCAACGAAATTATTATTAGGAGGCCACATGGCAGAAAAAGGATCATCAAGAGTAGCTCAACTTTTAGATTTATTGAGCGATGCTATTTCAGGAGATGATGATGATAAAATTATAGAAATTGAATCAGAATTATTTAGTATTAATCCAACGCTCGTTGAACCGCGAAAAGGGAAACGTGGTGGATTAATCACGCCTCGTGGATTTAAAAGAATGAAAAAAGGTAAACGAACTAAAACAAGGATTACATAATGGCCGTTGATAAAAAGATACAACCAATACCAAACTTTAGAGAAGTTGACGGACCGCGCGACGCGGACACAGAAGTTTTTATTGAGCAGGCTAGACAAGACCCAGACATCGATATTATTCAAGAAGAAGACGGCGGCGCTACTATTGATTTTGACCCAAATAAGGCAGGATCAACAGGAGATTTTTACGAAAACTTGGCAGACATTCTCTCAGATGACGATTTAAATTCTATATCTACCGACTTAGTTGGTGATTTTAAGATGGACCGCGATTCACGGTCCGAGTGGGAAGACGCTTATACAAAGGGATTAGACCTTTTAGGCTTTAAATACGATGAAAGATCACAGCCTTTTCAAGGCGCAAGCGGTGTAACACACCCATTATTAGCGGAATCTGTCACACAATTTCAAGCGCAAGCGTTTAAAGAATTATTACCTCCATCAGGACCAGTAAAAACGTCAATTTTAGGGGTAGAAACACCAGAAGTTATCGCGCAAGCAGACAGAGTACAAGATTTTATGAATTATCAGATCACTACAGTCATGGAAGACTACACTCCAGACATGGATCAGTTGTTATTTCACCTACCTTTAGCAGGATCTGCTTTTAAAAAGGTGTATTATGACGGTGGTAAGGCACAATGTGTGTCAAAATTTGTTCCAAGTGAGGATTTAGTCGTTAATTACATGGCAACAGACCTAGAAACAGCGGAAAGAGTAGGTCAAATTGTTAAAATGAACCGAAATGAGCTTAGAAAACTACAAAATGCAGGGTTTTATAGGGATATTGAGGTAGAAGAGAGTGACGAAGAGAGCAAAATTCAGGCAAAATATGACAGGATAGAGGGTGTAGAAAAGACAGATTATGCAGATAATGCATATACTTTGTATGAAATACATTGCAATTTGGACATACCAGGGTTCGAAGATAAAGACGCGAAAACTGGGGAAGAAACAGGTATAGAGCTGCCATACGTTGTTACAATCGATGAAGGCTCAGGAAAAGTATTATCAATCTACAGAAACTACAAAGAGGATGACCCTCTTAAAAAGAAAATACAATATTTCGTTCACTACAAGTTCCTTCCTGGTCTTGGCTTTTATGGTTTTGGTCTTATCCATATGTTGGGGGGCCTCTCACGAACGGCTACTGCCACGCTCCGTCAACTTATTGATGCGGGAACATTATCAAACTTGCCAGCAGGCTTTAAGGCAAGAGGATTACGTATCAGAGATGACGACAGTCCTTTACAGCCAGGAGAATTTAGAGACGTGGATGCACCGGGTGGAGACTTGCGCCAAGGACTATTACCTTTACCTTATAAAGGACCCGACCAAGTATTATTCCAGCTCTTAGGTTTTTGTGTAGACGCGGGTAAGCGTTTCGCTGCCGTGGCTGACATGAAGATTGCAGAAACAAATACCAATGCTCCAGTTGGTACAACCTTAGCAATGATGGAACAAGGCGCAAAAGTTATGAGCGCTATCCATAAGAGATTACATTACGCACAAAAAATAGAATTTAAATTATTAGCAAAAGTTTTTGGTACAAGCCTGCCACCTGAATATCCTTATCAAGTTGTTGGTGGAAACCAGACAGTTAAACAAACAGATTTTGACGACAGGATAGATGTCGTTCCTGTGTCTGATCCAAATATGTTTTCTATGTCACAAAGAGTGGCAATGGCACAGTTACAGTTACAACTAGCTCAGAGTAATCCTGAGCAGCATAATTTGCAAGAAGCGTACCGCCGTATGTATCTTGCATTGGGAGTGGATAATATTGAGGCGCTTCTTCCTCCCCCGCCTCAACCACAACCAACAGATCCAGGACTCGAGAATTCTATTTCATTGTTAGGAAAACCTCTCAAAGCATTCGAGGGTCAAGATCATCAAGCTCATATTGATGCTCATCGTGCTTTCATGTCAAGCATGTTAGTTAAAAGTAATTTACCTGTAATGAGTATTTTACAAGCTCATATTTCTGAACATATTTCATTAATGGCAAGACAAGCAGTGATGGAACAAATGGCTCCTCAGATGCAACAGATGCAACAAGATCCTCAAGCACAGCAACAGATGCAGATGCAGATGGAAGCTGCTATTGCAAAACAAATTGCTGAGATGACAAATAACATGGTTGCCGAAGAACAAGAAATGATGGAAGGTATGGGTGAAGACAGTCTTGTTGAATTGCGCAAAAAAGAATTAGATCTTCAAGCAGCAGAGATAAGACGAAAAGAAAAATCAGATGAAAATCAGATGGCTTTAGATTTATTAAAAGTAAAACAAAAAGAAAAGCTACAGGACGAAAAGATTGACTCTACTGAGGATATTGCTCAACTTAGAGCCGCTGTAACTTTGGAGAAAATGAATGCCGCAAGACGCTCCTAAAAACAATGCTTACGATATCTATAGAAGTGTTCGTGACCGCATAGATACTGAAAAACTAGATGCTGTTGAATTTGCAACTTCTTTGATAAATGTTTCTAAAATACTGCTTCATGAGGAAATGCCAGCAGATCAAGCAGAAATATTATTTGATATGATAAATAAATCTTTTTTAATTGAAAAAAATAATGTAACGTATCATTGATGAAAAAAAGATTAAAACCAGTACCTAAATCTAATAAAGGACTTAAAAAACTACCTACACCCGTTCGTAATAAAATGGGCTTTATGAAAAAAGGTGGTATAGCTAAGGCTAAAAAGAGAGGATAATATGAAATTTAAAAATGCAAAAATGACGAAAGTTCCTCAGAAAAACCCCTTTCCAAATACTAAAGTAGCTTCAACAGCGGAACAAGTTTTTCCTGCTTTTGTTGTTAAAGATAACAAAGGAAGCGGACCTCAAGGACAAACAAGTAGAATGCAAATTAAAAAAGTAGCTTTCAAAGGCGTAAAATAGTATACTTCGCTACTTTAACAAAGGAGGTTCTATGAACTTACTAAAAGATCTATGGTCACATATTAAAGAGTGGTCAGAGTGGAAAATGAAGGACTGGATTAAGGCCGCTATAGTAGCGATCATTGTTATCTGGATACTTAGCTGGATGACAGGTGGAGCAGCATAGTGCTTAATCTACTCGGTGGCTTACTTGGTGGTGGAAAAGGTGGAGCCTTAGCTACTATTTCAAAAGTTGTCGATGAACTTCATACATCAGAGGAAGAAAAATTAGATAAAAAAATTCTAATGCAACGCTTACAACAAAAGCTTGCAGAAAAACAATTAGATGTTAATGCAAAGGAAGCCAGCCATCGCAGCATATTTGTTGCTGGCTGGCGACCAGCGATTGGCTGGTGTGGAGCCCTAGCGCTGTTCTTTGCCTTTATCCTATCTCCCCTTATTGATTGGTATGCAAAATTTTCAGGTATGGATATTGTCCCACCTGCCATAGAAACTGGACCCCTTCTAGCAATTGTCACTTCAATGCTCGGCGTATCGGGCCTTCGCACCTTCGAAAAGGCAAAAGGTCTTACTAAGTGACATACGACGAATTAGCTGGTTCCGTAAAACTATCCGAAGGCTT